AAAAGCATTGATGAAGTCAAAGAGGCCAGAGGGCAAATCTTTGTTAGTGAGCGGGATAATCATGATGTTAATGGAGACAGTCCACTTGACGATTTATTCAGCAAATTTCACCAAGTAAAATTTTCTTTGATCAGTGATATTACTGATAAATACCAAAAAACAGAAATTAGGACACGCAGGTCAAAAAATGCGGATGGTGATTTAGTCAAGACCGAAGAGCCAATTACGCGCACAATGGCTATGGATACAGCCAATGAGCTATTGCTTGCTCTTGGCCGTAACGATGCAGACATTTCTAAAACAGCGGCTGTGTCCGAAGGCTTTGTGTCTATGGAAGATATTCCTGCCCTTCAGGATTCCGTGAATCGTCTTGGGGAAATCATGCAAAAAGCACCAACAAAATATTTCGAGGCCAAGCCAAATGCGGTTATGGGATTAAGTGATTTTGATACGGCGCTTGTTCCTCAAGAGCTTCTTGACAACAAAGAATTAATGCAAGTTTTTAAAGATAATAATTTGCCTGTTTCATATTATAATGAATTTGGGGCCAACCCAGATGACTACAGAGCAAATGTTATGCGTCGAATGCCAGAGAATTTGTTTTCTATCGGTGGTGCTGGTATGTTGGGCTACGGAGCGTTGAACGAACTAGGAGGCGAAGATGGCCAGAGCGGCAGTTAAGCGCGTAGCGCAAGCAGAGATTAGAGCGGCTAAGAGCTTCTTAGAGCGGCGTGGGCTGAAGCCTAGCGAGATTTCCCCCAAGAAGTTCGCTATGGCAGCTAAAGAGCTGGATAAGGGGTTCTCAGACACTTTGAAGGTGTTGGCGCGTGAATTGTCTGGGGGGCAAGTCTAATGGCTGGTTTTTGGGATACATATTATGAAGCTCAGAAAAGAATAAATCAAAACCAGCAAGACGTGTATGACGCGCATAAAGATCCAGAAGTTTTAAAAGGCATAGCGCGAACTGCATTAGACAGCGCAACCATTGCTGGTGTTGGTGGCGAAATCGAAGCTGGCATAAGAGCGCCGTTTAGCGATCAGACATTTCAAGAAATCGACAGCCAGATCAACCAAGAGCAAGCTGCTTTTAAAGAAAACAATCCAGAGCTTTATCAAGGTTATTCTGTGGCTGGCATGGCCCCAACATTAGCAGTTGGCGCTCCAGCGGCAGTCACTAGATTTGTTGGTGGCAAAGTTTTGCCAAATGTTTTGGCTGGAACAACATTCGGTGGATTAGGCGGATTTTTCGGCGGTGGTGGCGAAGGCGAAACCACAGAAGAACGCCTTGATTCGGCCAAAGAAGAAACCGCACCAATGGCTGTCGGTGCTGGAGTAATTACAGCAGCTATGATGGGCGCGATTAAATCAGCACCACCTGTCATTAGGTTCTTTGGTAACATGGCCAACAAGGTCATGGGTCGATGAACCGCGCAAGTTTCGGATCTCTAATGTCTAATGGAGGACAAAAAATGAAGTATGGCAAAAAGAAACCTATGAAAGCTGTCAAAAAGAAGGTAGTGAAGAAAAAGGCGAAGCCTACAAAGAAAGGTTATTAATCATGTCAGAACGAAAAGATGTTGAAGTACACGTTACTGGCGTATCAATGTCGGGAGCTGTAAAAGATGACAACAAGCGATCTGCTCCAACAGATCAGAAAAAATCTGGAACAACGGCGGCTGGAAATAGCTGAAGGTATGGTTGATGGTCGGATGACCGACTTCAATGCATATCACAAAAACGTAGGGATTTCAGAAGGCTTAATGCAAGCATCCGAAGTTATCCGCGAAACACTGAAAAAATTAAACGAAGAGGATGTATAGCGTGTCTCATCAACATGAAAAAATATTTACGGATGAAGAAACCAGTTCAACAATTGGATCTCATCAACTCCCAGTTCCCCTAAACTGGAAAGTTTTAGTTCAACCTAAACAGGTTAAAACCAAAACATCAGGCGGTATATTGCTGCCAGAATCATCCAAAGAAAATGAAGAATACCTAACAGCTCACGGCACAGTTTGCGCCAAGGGTGACTTAGCGTATCGGGATCGTGACACTGGCAAACGCTGGCGCTCAGAAATCTTTCCCAAGGTTGGAGATCGCGTGACCTATGGTAAATACGCTGGTCAGAAGATTGTTGTAAAAGGCGTCAAGTTCCTTCTGTTAAACGATGATGAAATCACATCGATATTGCCAGACGGTGTTGAAGTCGAAGCATATGTAGGGTGATTGACATGGCAGAAAAAGAACAAATTCTGGAAGAAATCGAGGCCGAAATTCAAAAGGCCAAGGGCGAACCAGAAGAATTTGAAATAGAATTGGTTGATGAGCCTGTACTAGAAGCTCAAGAAGAAACCAAAGATCAAGCTGAAGAGAAAGAGGATGACTATGGACCTAAAGTTCAAAAGCGCATTCAAAAACTTGTCAGCCAACGGCGGGATGCTGAAATCCAAGCTCGCCAAATTCAAGAGCAAAACTCTCAGCTTCAAAAGCGCCTTGAGCGTTTGGAGCATGGATCTCAGCAATCTGCTGAACAGGCTTTTAACCAACGCTATAACCAAACCAAAGCAGCTCTTGAACAGGCTGTGGAGGAAGGTGACACAAAATCTCAAGTAGCTTTCCAAGAGCAAATGGCCGACATGCGAGCGGCTATGCGTATCGCAGAAATGCAAAAGCAGCAAAGCCAGCAACGTGCAGCAGCATCACCCACAGTGGGCCGCGCACAGCAGGCTGCACAAAACCCAGCCCCACCAAAAGCTATGCAATGGTGGCAGGCAAATAATTGGTTCAATGCCCAAGGCTTTGAGCGAGAAACGGCGGCAGCGCGTTCAATAGATGTCCAGCTTGACTTGGAAGGCTTTGACAAAAATTCGAACGAATATTATCAAAATTTAAACAACCGTTTACAAAAAATGTTTCCTGAACTATCTTCGGGATCAAGTCCAAGTAAAACAAGAACGAAAAGTAGACCACCAGTCGCCCCAACTACAGGCGGTTCTTCCAATTACAAGGGCAATAGAGTGAGGATGTCGCAAGAACAACTCAGAATGGCTAGAGAACTTGGAATCAATGATGAAAAAGGTCTTAAAAAATACGAAGCCGAAATTCGGCGTCAGCAAAGGAGCCAATAATGTCTGAGAAACGTAATGTTCGTGCGAACGAAGCTCGAAATTCTGTGCGTGATGAGGAATCTCGTCCCATGACTGCATGGAAACCACCATCACTTTTGGACGCCCCCGAAGCACGTCCCGGCTATGTCCAAAGGTGGGTAGCTACCTCGATTCAGGGTAAGGAAAGCCCAGACAACGTATACAAACGTATGCGTGAAGGATGGGAACCGCGCCCTGCTGACTCTGTGAAGAATGAATTGTTTTCAACAATTAATCATGGACAGTGGGCAGGATCAATTGGAGTTGAAGGAATGCTCTTATGCGAAATGCCAGAAGATAAGCATTATCAAATGAGAGAATATTATTCAGGCAAAAACGATGAACTGAATGAATCAATTGCAGGAGATCTTGATGCGTTAGGACGGCGAAGTGGACAACCGATCTATCAAGAGCGGAAGTCTGAAACAAGTCGTGGCAGATCGTTATCTGCCGCAAGCGACTAATTAACGCTAAAAGGAGCGAAAAATGGCAAATGCAGATGCAGCCTTTGGGTTTATCCCAGTTCGTCACATGAGCGGTAATGCACCTCGCACTAACCAATACACTATCACAAGTGGTTTAGCAGAAAACATCTTCTCAGGTGACCTCTGCATTATCACATCAGGTGGTGTTGTTACCCCACATTCGGCAACGGAAGTGAATAACATTGGTGTTTTTGCGGGTGTGTCTTACACAGCAAGTGACGGTTCTTACGTCTACAGTGAATACTGGCCAACAGGCACAGTAGCCACTGATATAATCGCATATGTATATGATGATCCATATACTGTGTTTCGAGTTCAGTCTGCGGGTTCCCCTGCTCAGACCAATATCGGCAATTGCGCTGATGTTGTTGCTGGCGCTGGTTCCACAACGACTGGTCAATCAGGCTTCGAAATCAGCGGAACAATGGCGGCGGGTGCTGCTACTTGTAAGTTGATTGCATTGGTGGAAACACCAGACAATGCATTCGGGGCCAACGCTGTCATGGAAGTGCTTATTAACGAGCATCTTCTTAAAGACAGTGCTGGCGTATAAGGAGGGTATGAACAATGGCTATGAATAGAGCAAATTTTGCTAAAATGCTTGAGCCGGGTCTAAATACTCTTTTTGGACTCGAATATGACAGCTATCCTGCCGAATATGAGGCGGTCTTTGAATCGAATACTTCACAGAAGGCATTCGAGGAAGACGTACTTTTATCAGGTTTTGGAAATGCTCCAACAAAATCAGAGGGTTCTGCGGTTTCTTATGACGCAGCCTCTCAGCAGTGGACTGCGCGTTATCAGCACGAAACAATCGCTTTGGCTTTCTCAATCACTGAAGAAGCTGAAGAAGACGGCCAGTACGGCTCGATTGCTTCTCGCTATACAAAAGCGTTGGCTCGCTCAATGGCCTCTACTAAAGAGATCAAGGCAGCTAACATTTTGAATACCGCGACGACTGTTAACGGTGGGGACGGCGCACCTCTTTTGAGTGCGGCACACCCAACGCAAAACGGTAACCAGTCTAACATTCTAGCGACTGCGGCTGACTTGTCTGAAGTGTCACTTGAAGCAATCTTAATTCAGATTGCTGACATGAAAGATGATCGTGGTCTTCGCGTTGCGGCACAGGGTACGCAGTTGGTTATTCCAACAGCTTACACTTTTGTTGCAGAGCGTCTGCTTGAATCACAACTGCGTGTTGGCACGGCTGACAACGACATCAACGCGATCCGCAATGGCGGTTACCTTCCAAAAGGTTACCACATTATGCGCCGTCTAACAGACAGCGACCAGTGGTTCGTGCAAACTGATGTTCCTGATGGACTGAAAATGTTCCAACGCTCGCCTATGAAAAAAGGCATGGAAGGTGATTTCGAAACTGGCAACGTGCGCTATAAAGTGCGTGAGCGTTACAGCTTCGGTGCTACCGACTGGCGTGGGGTCTTCGGATCACAAGGCGCTTAATACTTATCCATAGTATTTTGATTAAGGGGCGGTCTTCGGATCGCCTCTTTCTTTTTAAATTGACTTGATGTACTGTTACCATATCCCTGACAGTCGCATTGGGCGGCTGACATTTGCCAAGACAGGAGACTTAAATGGCTAATACAACTTTTTCAGGTCCAATTCGGGCTGGCGGAATCAAAACAACTACAGGCACTACAATTGGTAATGACGTAGCAAACGTAGGCTATGTTGTTATGATGCAGACGCACACTATGGATCTTTCTGGTGGTGCGATTGCTGCTGGTGCAACCACTATGGTTATCCCCGCAAATTCAAAAATCATTGATTGTGTAGTAGATATGTCTACAGCATCATCTGGAGCAACAAACGTCAGTGTTGGCGATACTGTTGGTGGCGCAGCCACAATCCTAAACACGCTGGCAGTAGGTACATCTGCTGGTCTGAAAACTGTTACTACACAAGGTGGCGGCACAGGCGAGTGGGCGGATACAGGAACTGCTGATCTAAAGCTGACTGTTACAAATAGTGCAGCAACCACAGCGGGTGTTTGTGTAATAACCATTATGTACGCACAGGCTTATAACACGGTGATCCGTCCATAAGGAGAGTTTAAATGGCTGACATTGTATCAGTAAAAAAGCTAAGTGACAGTACACGCGAAGCCGTTTTTGCTTTCCAATATCAATATGTGGATACTGGAGATGAAAGTGCTGTCTTAAAGATTGATGTTTCAACTCTAGCTCCCAATGCGAATGGCGAGCCTTGTACTGCTGTTCGCATTATCGAAGGTTGGTGGGTCATTAAAAGCATGACCGTGCGAATCTTGGCAGAGGCTGACGTAGACGTAATCTTGATGAATATTGGTGATGACGATATTGGTTATCATGATTTCTCAAAATTCGGCGGTCTTCCTTCAACTTTGTCGTATGGCACAAACCCAACTGGGGATGTTCTATTCACAACAGATGGCGCTGGGGCAGTAGGCGATTCATATCAACTGGTTCTAAGGGTCATCAAAGAATACTAGGAGTTTTCAATGGCAACTTCAGGAACCGTAGCGTTTCAACCAAATGTTGAGGAAATCATAACTGAAGCATTTGAGCGTTGCGGTATTGATACCCAAACTCAAACTGGTGATAAGGCTGTGTCTGCACGGCGCAGCCTTAACCTTCTCTTCGCTGAGTGGGCCAATAGAGGTATTAACTATTGGGCTGTGGAGCAGCAGACTTTGACGCTTGTAAACGGCACACTGTCATACGAGCTTCCAGTCGGCACAATTGACATCATAGACGCTGTGATACGCGATACATCTGGAACAGATACGTCTGACCAAATGATCAATCGTGTTTCCATTGC